GCATCCCCACGACGGCCCTCACCCGGGTCTTTTCTGTCTTTCTTTTTCTTCCCGGGTTTCTTTCTATTTTTATTAAGCCGGGCCATCGCCTCGTCCACCTTTTCGCTGTCCATCTTGCGTGCCTTCTTTACAAACTTTAAGGCTTTCGCTTGCGGCAACAAAGAAACCAGGTCCATGAACAAATCCATCTGATCTGTGGGCGGCCCACCCTTCGCCAGACCAATCGCGCTGCGGACATAGTCCATGATGCCCTTTTCAATAGGAGGCTTTGACTCAACCGGTACACGGAAACCGTACATCTCCTGGCGCTCCGGGGTCAGAAACATTCGCATCGCGTTGTTTATACGGCCCAAACGGTCTTCGTTCCTGGGATCATCCAGTTTTCTACCCCGAGCGGCGTTACCGACGTCTTCCGCCAGGAACTCTTCGTTAGCCCTGGAGAGCGTAGGAAACTTTACGGCCCTGACGTCTTTCTCATCTAAATTTTTCTCCGCCCACTTAACAAAGTCATCATACCTAGGGGAGTCAAATGCCCGGTGCGTGAACTCATGGAGAAGTGTAGGCTGGGGGCTTACAAACGTTTCTCTTATGCTTGCCATTAGCTCAGGTGTCATTACCGACGGCTGAAGCTGTTTTTGAACCTCCAGGATGCGATCCGCTTTGGGCTCCGCCACCTGTTGAAGAAAAATTTCACCTCGACGCACTGGCTCGGACCCTTTTGACATCAGAGCCTGAGAGGCTAAGTCGTATTGTCCGCGAGACCCAACAGAAAAACCCTCTTCGTTAACCGGCCCCTCTCTTTTTGAATATAGCCCCGCAAAGGACATGGTAGGGTCCTGCTCTTCAGCGACATACGTCTTAAATTTAACGTCGTCCGCGCCAACAGCAGGGAGCAAACCAAGCTCGCCCCCTGGCGATAACCGTTGGTCTACTTTGTTGTATACGTCCGCCATCATCTCTTGATCAGCAAACATAGACGACGCCGCACGGGCCAGGGCAAGCTCGTCAGGGGTGAACAAACCAGGAATGCCTTCCTGGCGCTCTTGTTCGGAGAGAAGTGTTAGATCGGGTGTTTCAGCCATTCCTGGATGATACCCGATGGAATGGCCCCAAACCAGGGGAGTTGCATTTACACATAAAGTATGTGTATCATGGTTTTGGAAGCTGGCAGAAAAATCGGCTCCACATAACGCCAGCGGGCGGTGCGTAGGGGCTTTCTTATTTTCACCCGAATAACACCCGCAGCAGGGCCGGTAACTCCAAAGACCTTACTTCGGTAACGTCCTATTCACCTCCGGTGACCTGCCGTCTGACCCACGTCACGGGTCTTCCTTTTTTGGCCTTTTATATATATAGGGAGAAAATAAAAAAATAAAAAATAATTTTTAAATCGCCGTAACTGGTGTAATTGTGTAACTGAAGGGCTCGGGGCCCACGGCTCACGGTGCTTTGGGACGGTTCCGGTGTTTGCTGGAAAGGTTGCAGGAGTTACAGGAGGGTTGTTTGCTTGATTCTGGGACAGAGCTTAATTGCGATATTCCGTTTATGCGTTTTGAAAAGTTTTTTTATTTTTTTTTTTTTTCTCCCTATATACATAAAGCGGTTTGAAATATAGGAGGATTACGGGTAAATTGCCCAGAACTCATCTGAGGAGATTCTGGATGCCAAACCGCTACAATATCCCTGCCAGTGAAAAGCGTAAGCCCGGCAGGCCCAAGAAAACGATGGACGAAAGGGAACGCCACCCTTTGACCCGTCGACAAGAGAAGTTTGTAAAAGAGCTTGTTTCAAAAGACGGCCAGATAACAATGCGGGAAGCAGCTATCAACGCAGGCTACCCGGAGAAGTCAGCCTCCCGGCGAGCTTCTGAACTCACCAACCCTAAAATATCCCCACACGTTGTAAAATCGATAAAGGAATACCGGCAGGAGCTGGATTCAAAATATGGCATTGACTACAAGCGCCATCTTCGTGACCTACAACGCATCCGGGATATGGCGCTAGGGGACAAAGCGTACAGCGCAGCCGTAATGGCTGAATACCGAAGAGGCCAGGCTCAAGGCGATATCTACGTGTCTAAATCTGAGGTGCGGCACGGCACCATCGAGAGCATGTCTAAAGACGAAGTTTTAAAAGCACTCGAAGAGATTAAATCTGTCTATGAGCCAACAACAGTTGCCGTGGGACACGACTCCGAAGAAGCAGAAAGCAAAGAAGGAAAGCAGCTTCTGGAAATCATTCCAGAGCAAAGCGAAAACACTTCGACCGAAATGGCGTCTGACTCGACTTGAATCCTGGGCATCTCTGGGCGTACCCGATGTCCTGGGATGTGATGAGCAGGGGCGGTTTTTTCTAATCGAACTAAAATCGGTTAAGGGAAATGCCGTCCGTTTGTCGCCCCATCAAATATCCTTCCTAACCACCCACCAACACGCACCCGTTTATTGTTTGGTACACCAGACTCATCGCAATGGGGAATCTGTCTATCTTTATCCTGGCGCAGCGGCCATTGATTTGGCGCGGGATGGCCTGGTGACAGAACCATTACTTCGCCTGGATAAGGAACGCAGCTTCGCCTGGGACGATCTCTTTATTGCATTGACACAGTAAAGCCTTATATACTCTGTGTAAGCGTTGTGAGAACGCTTTATAAAATTCACAGAGGAAAATGCGATGAAAACTAGAATCCACGTTAACCAACACAATATCCGTGCTAACGCTAAAGGCGAGAAGCTGCCCGTTCTAACCGTTAAAGACTACAAACAGAACCGCAAGTGTAATGAAGTCGAATTCCAGAACGGCCGCCTGGTCTACAGCCCAGACAAGCCCCTGGCATGTGGTGCGAAGGTTTGGATCGAAACAGATGAGCCGGTGAGGATTGTGCGATGACACTCGATGAAGCCTATAGCAAGACAATTTTAGTCTGGTTTGATCCTGCTAAATTTGGCATCGAACCAACAAACAAAGAATTAATCGAATGGATCAATGTTCGATTAGATAGCCGGGTTTTAGAAGCTGGCGTGCGAAATTTACTAGCGGAGTACAGGGAGCATCATAAATGTTAATTGATAAATACGAAATTGCCTCTGAAATCCTGGGCATTGATCGGCCGCCAGTGGATTGTGCGTTGCCGATATCCTGGACCCGTGGCGTTAGCAGCTTTCTTAAAGCGATCGATCCGATTGCCTGGGCGAATTTGCACGTACCGGCACATTTTGTCTGGTCTTATGATCAGAATTCGATTTTGGGTAGGCCCCTGGCCATTGACGATACTGGCCGGTTAATTCTGAGTCTTTTATCGGTCAACCCCCCGTCCGTTTCATGATTTTCGTATGGTTAGGGGCATGGATCGATAGCCTGTTTAAGCCCAAACGCGGCCGTGATCCCCCACATATTCGCCAGCAGCGGGCAGAGGAACTAAAGAGATTAAGGCAAGCCAGGCAGCAGCGCCTGGATAAAGAAAAGGAGGATAAGGAAGACCGGCCCTAGCGGCCGGTTTTTTTTGCATAGAAATTTTACTTTTTTCTATTATGGGATTAATATGTGCCTGCATTACTCAATTCACTATTTAAAAGGTAAAGAAAATGAGAATCGAAAATCAAGAGAATACACTGACCAAATTGCTGCAACGTGTCCAGGATGACAAAGCCAGGACCGAGGATTACTTGGCACCTACCAATGCGTTGCGTTTTATACCCCAGAACGCCCCTGGCGCAGAGACGAGCCCCCGCCTGGTCATTGAATCTGAAGGCGGCGTGCCCACTGCGGACCTGGTGGTGAACGGGGTAGCGTTTGATCAGATCAGCAGCAAGGCTGGAATTGATGTCCGAACCGCGCGCCGATTGCTAACCAACTATCCGCAAGAGTACGGCGCATTGATTAATGCAACCTTCGAGCGCGAGCCAGTCCAGCGACTTATCCGCACCCACGCTAACCTTGATGGGCGCCCGGGCGTGGCGCGAGCGTTCGTAAGTGACAAGTTTAAGACCTTCGACAATGCCGACTTGCTGGAAAGTGCTCTGCCCCAGTTAATGGATTCGGACGCCGCCTGGCAAGTGGTCCAGGGAACCGTCACCGATAAGCGCCTTTATTTGCGTTTGAAGTCTGAAAGGTACACCGGGGAAGGCGCGGCCGTGGGCGATATGATGGCCCTGGGCATTGGCCTAAGTAATAGTGAGGTAGGCATGGGCTCTATCGCTGTTTACCAGATGGTCTGGACGCTGGCATGCTTGAATGGCATGCACACTGCGAACCGTCACCGCTCCAGCCATATCACCAGTGCCCGCAGCGAATCGGACACCTGGTCATTGTTAACGGATGAAGCAAAAACAGCGGACAACAAAGCCATGAGCCTAAAAGTCCGGGACCTGGTGGGCAGCTACGGCAGCCGCGATGCCCTGGATACGGTTATCCAAAAAATCCAGGTGGCAGCGGGTGATATCGTCCAGGGTAGCGTCAACCAGGCAACCGAAAATCTGGGCAAGGTGCTGCAATTGACCAAAGCGGACACATCGAAAGTCTTGGACGGGCTCCTGGCCACTATCGGCCAGGAAGGATACGCCGGGCATCCAGTTAGCCGGGCAACTATGGTAAACGCCGTCACGGCCGTAGCGCACCAGGCCGATCCAGACACCGTCGACGATTGGCAGCGCCTGGGCGGCCGCGTCCTGGACTTACCGGCCCGGGACTGGCAACGGGTCGCAGCAGCGGCATAACCCCCGCCGATCCAGTAACAAGGCCCCCATGGTTCGCGCCCTGGGGGCTTTTTTTATGGGAGAAATATGCGTAATATTCAAACCCTGGCAGCCGCCAGGCTTAACAATTTTGGAGAACTATCGAAATGACGCAACTTTTTCCAACCTCAGAAACTAAGTTCTACGTTCAGGAAGTCCGCCAGGGAATGATGGATTCGAACGATCCGCACCTAATAAACCTGGCACTGATTCTGTCTGACTTGCAGTTGTTTCTCTTAGCTCAATCAATGGAACCCGACGGAGACCAGGCGAAAACGTGCGAAAATTGGTTAGCGGCCCTGGAGTCGCACCAGGAAATGACCGTCGATCTGGAAACCGTTAAAGACCTGGGCCTGGAGCCGTGATCAAAGTGAGCCGGATGACCGGCAAGCTAGACGGGCTCGCAGCGATCAACACCAACACGCTGAGTAACGAATTCTGTCAAAAGCAGCACGCCGCCGGGAAAACCATCTGCGGCCAGTGTTATAGCTTCAAAATGTTGCAGCAGCACCGCCAAAACTGCGTCGATCCATGGGAGCGAAACAGTCTGAAACTGTCTAAGCCGATCTCGGACCTGGAATTCGCCGCCCTGGTGGATCAGTTCAAAAATCTGCGCTTTGTTCGATTTCACGGCCATGGTGAGCTGATCAACTTCACCCACCTTCACAACTTCGCAGCGATCGCCCGAGCTGTCCCTGGTACTACCTTCGCGCTCTGGACTAAGCGAGCCGATCTGGTGCGGAAACTGGGCGAGCGCAGCCGCCCGGAGAATCTGATCTTGGTCTATTCCAACCCCCGCATTGATCGGGTTCGCGCGCTTCCACCTCCGGGCTTTCAGAAAGTATTCAACAACACCACTCGCCAGGATCACCGGGACAACTGCACCGGCCGGAAATGCCTGGACTGTCTCAACTGCTACCAGGGCAGCGGGCCGACTTCGATAATTGAAATGGTTAAATAGCTTGGAATAAATCCCCGCCTGGGGCCTTTTACTATGCGTTATTTATGCGTATATTTGACTTCCCTGGCCGGGTGGCCGGGACAAAAAAGGAGAAACAAACAAATGAAAATTAAACCTCACGATTTATTCAAGATTTTCCGGGGCGACGAAGTCGCCGAGTGCTGGCCTGGCGTGCCTGATCACCTTTACCGCACGATTTGGAATGTTATCGTTCCGGCCCAGGAAGCCGATCCCGATCAGCAGTTCGGCGAAACGCCAGAGTGCGGAGTGGCCGCCCTGGTTAATTACTGGCACTTGCTTTCCGAATCAGATCAGGAGCTGCTAAACACCATCGCCGACAAATATCAAAAAGAGGAGGACAAACGCGATGCTTTACTATTTGCCTAACCCACTCGATCCCGCTCAAGTGATCGCCATCGAACACCGCACCACAGGCTATCGCCCGCAGCGGGCCGACAAGCACCTGGATCAGTCCTGGTGCGATGGGATGAACGCGCACGCCGGGATTACCCGCGAGGAGGCGATCTTGGCGTTTTACGCCTCATTCACCGAGGACCACCCCAACTGGGCGCGCCTGGATCACTTGGTCCCAATGCGGCACGAGCCCGGATACATCAACCCCTAGCCGCCAACCTGGCGCGAGAAACCCGGCCGCTGCGCCGGGTTTTTTTTCACCTGGCAAACGCTCCCAGGTAAACCCCCGCCGATCCTGGCCGCCCTGGGCGGCCCTAGAACCCTTGTAAACGTACCGCGTACCGCGAGCCCTGGTCCGCGATCCCTGGTCCGCCTGGCCGATCCCAGGCGCCTGGTCCGCGATCCCTGGTCCGCGATCCCTGGCACGCCTGGCAAGATCCCTGGTCCCTGGTCCCTGGTCCCTGGTCCGGTGGCCGCGATCCCAGGCGCCTGGTCCCAGGACCGCGTGCCGGGGCCCCTGGTCCAATCGAGGCTGATCGCAATTAATTGGCCGGATTTCACGTACAAACGCGCCCGGGACCCCTTTTACTCGGGTCGCGTGCTTGGGCATGTTTTTCACGAACAATGATGAGAAAAAACAATTTGAAAAGTCGCGAAAAAATTGCAAAAATCCATATACGTTTAATCGCATAAAATTGCATATAAAAATCACACAGGGGCCCCAAGACGTGACTAGTAAATTTAAAAAAATTCAATTGAGCATAAATGCCGTGGAAGACGACATGTATTTGAAGGCAGATGGTTTTGATGACGCTATAATTGGAACGGCTTACGGAACGACGGTAAGTGACGACGAGGGCCCTGTTCTGGTCTACGATATACAGAAATGCATTGATATCCTGATGGATGGGGCGGTAGACATGACTCGTGAGGACGCCATAGAGTATTTTGACTTTAATGTCCTGGGCGCGTTCATGGGCCCGCAGACCCCGATCTTTATGAATTCTGGCGACGCCGATCTAGTAAAGGCTTTGATTGCTGATGACTGACCCTTTAGACAGCCCTGATGAAATTGCGGACCGTCAGCTAAAGCTCCAGTTGCGTTTGGCGCAGTTGGAGCGCGTTGAGGCGTGTCAGCAGGACTTCCTGACCTTTGTCCGCGCGATGTGGCCCGAGTTCATTGCGGGTAAGCATCATCGTTTGATTGCTGAAAAACTGGAGGCCGTGGCCAACGGCAAACTAAAGCGTCTGATCGTCAACATGCCTCCGCGTCATACCAAGAGTGAATTTGCTAGTTTCCTGTTTCCTGCTTGGATGGTGGGGCGCAACCCTGCGATGAAGGTCATCCAGGCCACGCACACCACGGAACTTGCGGTAGGTTTCGGTAGAAAAGTAAAAAATCTGATTGAGCGAGAAGACTATGAAGAGATTTTTCCTGAATCGGGTTTGGCCGCCGATTCGAAAGCTAGTGGAAGGTGGGATACTGCTCGCGGCGGTATGTATTATGCTGTCGGTGTTGGCAGTAATCTCGCTGGTCGTGGTGCTGATTTATGTATTATCGACGATCCCCATTCTGAACAGACTGCTATGTCGAATACAGGCTTTGATGATGCCTGGGATTGGTACACAGGGGGCCCCCGCCAGAGGCTCCAGCCGGGTGGAGCGATAGTTTTGGTGATGACTCGTTGGTCTGAGAAGGACTTGACGGGTCAATTGGTGCGTCAGATGGCTCGTGATCCGTTAGCGGATCAGTGGGAGATAGTAGAATTCCCTATGGAGCTGCCTTCTGGGGACCCTGTGTGGCCGGAATACTGGTCTTTAGACGATTTGCAGGCGGTAAAAGCGTCTATTCCGCCAAATAAGTGGAACGCGCAGTACCAGCAGCAGCCCACGGGCGACACGAATGCGATCATGAAGCGTGAGTGGTGGAATTTTTGGGAAAAACCGTCAATACCTAAGCTTGAATACGTTATTCAGAGCTATGACACGGCATTTTCTAAGCGAGAGACGGCGGACTACAGTGCGATCACGACATGGGGTGTGTTTCACCCGGACGAGGGCACGCAGCCCAATTTAATTTTGTTAGATGTGCAGAAGGGGCGGTGGGATTTCCCGGAATTGAAGGCGATTGCGTTTGACCAGTACAAGTATTGGGACCCTGAGACGGTGATTATTGAGGCGAAGGCTTCTGGTATGCCGTTAACGCACGAACTTCGGAATATGGGCATCCCTGTGGTAAACTTTACGCCGTCTCGTGGCAATGATAAGGTCACGAGAGTCCACTCTATTGCGCCTCTTTTGGAAGCAGGCATGATTTGGGTGCCGGATGAGCAATGGGCTCATGAGTTGATAGAAGAGTGTGCTGCGTTCCCTAACGGCGAGCATGATGATTTGGTTGACAGTACCACTCAAGCGTTAATGCGTTATCGTCAGGGTAACTTTGTACAGTTGCCTACCGACGATTGGGGTTCCGAAGAGCCTGCCAGAGTGCGGGCTGCGTATTATGGGTGAGGGTAGCGGTCGATGACCAGAGACGAAATAGCGCAGGCACTACAGTTAGAGCTTGCGGAATACGAAAACCAGTCGGATATCAATACGGCTAGGATTAGGGCGGATCAGTGGGCGCGGGACAATGGGGTTGCGTTAAACGACCCTAATTATCTTCAGGCGTTTAACCAGGTTCGGGGTAATTTATCCATAGGTGGCGCAGGCACAGGAACGGCAACTACCACCACTACTACGGGTGACGGCATCGTGAGTCTGGCACCGATTCGCTCTGCGGAGGGCTTTAACTACTACACCGATGAGGAAGGTAAGTCGACTGTGCCCCCTATGCCCACCATGGCGGACGTGGTTCAGCCTGGTGCGGCGGCGTTTACGGCGGAGGAGCTACTGGCTCGTTTACCCTACGACCCACAATCGATTACGCAAACACCTGCGTATAACGTCGCGGGGCCCGCTGCCCTTACCTTCTACGACAGAATTCTTAATCGCCCGGTGCCGGTGGTGTCCAAGGGTGTTTTGCCCAGTGGTGAGCCGACGACTGGTATCACTATGGGGCGTGCGGATTTACAGCCTTCTGGAGAGATGGACATCACAGCGGTGTTTCCGTCCACCGGAGCTAACATAATGGGCAGTGGCCTGGGTGGCACGACGGTAGGTTTGTCTGCCGAGCAAGCGGCTGCGGCGGGTCTGCCTCCGGGTAGCGCGACGGGTACTATCTTGACCACTACGGGTGATCAGTTTGTAACGCCTGGCGGCACGCGGACCTCGGACCAGGTGATAGGCACTACGGGAGCCACGCCTACTACGACAAGCACTTTCACCACGGATACCACGGGGAACGTGGTTGGTTCTGCGTTAGCGGGGGCCACAATGCCCACGACTGCCCCTACTCGGGAAGAGATTATTCAAAAGCTTTACAGCACCTCACAGACTAAGGACATTGCTGCCCAACGTATTGGAGATTATGTAGCTTCGGTTGGGGGGATGACCGCAGAAGAGATTGCTTCGGCGGTAAACCCTGTGATTGGGCAGCAACCGGGTTTTGGCATAACTACCCCGGTTAGCACTCAAGAAGTTCTGGGAGCGGTTAGTGATTTTGGCTATGGCCGGGGCCCCACAGGGGTTCAATATATAACAGATCAACCGTTGATGACTGGGGCAATGCCACCCGCCACACCTACGTTGGCAGAGCAACAGGAAGAGATTCGGCGTTTAAACACGCAGGCGGCCGCCGTAGGTATGGGGCCGTACACAGAGCAAGAAGCGGCAATGCGTGCGTTGGATTTTGCGGGCAGACAGGGCCTTAGTCTTGCGGACGCCGCAGCTTCTTTTGGCCTGTCGGAGGAAGACGCGCGTCAAAAGGCATCTCAGTTGGGGATAAATTTAGGCAGTGTCGGTTTTAACATGGGTGGTGAAGCTACCAGCGGCCCGTCGGCCGTGGACCGTAACCTGATGAACAGGGCCGGTATTATGGGCGCTGTAGACGACGGTTTAAGTAAGAATCTTCTTAATAATATTAATATGGTCATGGGGCGACGTTAATTATGGCAAATGGTGATCGTCCGGTAGTTTCTTTGATGGATCGTATGAATGACGATCCTGAGTTGCCACGTATTGAAGATGATGCGGATTTAGCTTCGCCTAATGGTTTGTCTGTTTTGGACACGGATGGTGTTGAGATAGAGATAGACGAAGAGGGAGGGGCGGTTGTTGATTTTGATCCGACCGCCGACCTCGGCTCAGACGAGGGTGACTTTTACCGGAATCTGGCTGAAGACATGGATATGGGCGATTTAGGCGCTTTGTCCAACGACCTGATGGAGCAGTATGACGCCAACGATGCTTCTCGCAAAGATTGGCAAGACACCTACTCTAAAGGTTTAGAGTTGTTGGGTTTGACATACGAAGAGCGTTCAGAGCCTTTCCGTGGTGCTACTGGTGTGACGCATCCTTTGCTTGCGGAGGCGGCCGTTCAGTTTCAGGCCCAGGCGTTCAATGAGTTGTTGCCACCTAGCGGTCCGGTTAGGACACAAGTGGTGGGGGCCCCGACCAAGGAAAAGGAAGGCCAGGCCCGGCGTGTAAAAGAGTTCATGAACTATTACATCACGAATGTGATGGAAGAATACACGCCAGAATTTGATCAGATGTTGTTTTATTTACCGCTGGCGGGTTCAACGTTCAAGAAGGTTTACTACGATGAAACGTTAGGCCGTGCGGTAAGTACGTTTGTGCCTGCGGAAAATTTAGTAGTTCCGTATGAAACGAGTAGTTTATCGACGGCTCCGGTTATTACGCACGTAGTTCCGATGACCGCGAACGATTTGCGTAAGAAGCAGGTTGCGGGGTTCTATTTGGACGTCCCGGTGTCCCCGGCCCAAGAATCATTGGACAACGTCACGGAACAGATCAACAAGATACAGGGTGTACACCCGTCGTATGTTGATTATGACTGCACTTTGTTGGAATTCCACGTTGATTTGGACTTACCGGGGTTTGAGGATAAGGACGAAGAAGGCGAAGAAACTGGCATAAAATTGCCCTATATCGTCACCCTTAGTGAAGATAACGGCCAAGTTTTGTCTGTCCGGCGCAATTATGCGGAGGATGACGCCGCTAACACGAAGATTCAGTATTTCGTGCATTACAAGTTCCTTCCGGGCTTGGGCTTTTATGGTCTGGGCCTAATTCACACGATTGGCGGGCTCTCTCGGACGGCAACGGCTGCATTGCGTCAGTTGATTGATGCGGGCACCTTGTCCAACCTTCCAGCGGGTTTTAAGGCTCGTGGGCTGCGTATACAGGAAGACAGCGAACCTTTACAGCCGGGTGAATTTAGAGATGTCGACGCTCCGGGGGGCGCTATTCGGGACAGCTTGATGGCTTTGCCTTTCAAGGGCCCTGACACAACGCTTATGCAGCTTCTAGGTTTTGTAGTGGACGCTGGGCGTCGGTTTGCCACGATTACAGACATGAAGGTGGGTGAGGGCAACCAGAACGCGGCCGTCGGCACAACTGTGGCTATGTTGGAGCAAGGCACTCGTGTAATGAGCGCGGTGCATAAGCGCCTGCACTATGCGATGAAGAACGAGTTCAAGTTGCTGGCTCGTGTGATTCACGACTTCTTGCCACAGGAATACCCGTATTCTGTTAGCGGTGGCGAGCAGGGTGTAATGGCGCAGGATTTCGATGACCGCGTTGACGTGGTTCCCGTGTCCAACCCTAATATATTTTCTCAAGCGCAGCGGATTGCTTTGGCGCAGTCGCAGCTACAGCTTGCAATGCAGGCTCCTCAACTGCACAACACGCATGAGGCGTTTCGTAGGATGTATGATGCGTTAGGCGTGACGGACGTCGACACTATTTTGAAAGCGCCCGCCACTCAAGAGCCGCAGCCGAAAGACCCGGCTCAAGAGCATATTGATGCGTTGGATAACGTGCAAATGCTGGCGTTCGAGGGTCAGGACCATGACGCGCACATGCTGGCTCACTTGACGTTTATGGCGTCGGGTGTCGTTCAGGGCTCACCTCCCATGGCAATGGCCTTGCAGAAGCACGTTCTAGAACATGTACGCCTGAAGGCTAGAGAGCAGGCAACGGCTCAGATGCTTCAGCAGAGTGGCGGTCAAGAGCTTACGGAAGATCAGATGTTGCAGGTAGAACAACTTGTTGCACAGTTAGTCGCTCAAGATATGCAGGCGGTGCGCCAACAAAGCCAGCAAATTATGGGTGGCGGAGAAGGAGGTGATCCATTAGTCGCGTTGAAGCAGGAAGAGCTAAATATCAAGGCGCAGGCCACACAAGCCGATATTTCAGAAGGGCAGCGTAAGCTTGACCTTCAGCAAGCTACGCTTCAAGAAAGAGCAAGACAGTTTGATCAGCGTCTGGCGAGCCAGGAAGAGGCCACCGACAAGAAGATACAAGCATCAACGGAGCGTGAAATTATGCGCTTAAACCAAAGAAACAACCAAGGGGGCTAGAAATGGCTGCTGTTAAGATTATGGGTGGACCTATTCAAGAGCCACCAAAACCCACTACCTATGCGGATATTAAAGATCAGGGTCGTATTCCTTACGCTACTATGAAGGAAGAAAAGACTCCAAACACCGCCAAAGCTAAGATTACCAAAGGCAAGCGCCGTGGTATGGGTGCTGCGTTGCGTGGTGCTGAGTTCACCAACGCATAGGAGGTCGTATGCCTTTGATGCGCGGGTCTAGTCAAAAGACCATTAGTTCAAACATAAGCAAGCTTAAAGACGAGGGTTACCCTCAGAAACAAGCGGTGGCTATTGCTTTAGATAAAGCCAAGCCTAAAAAAATGAATAAAGGTGGCGTTGCCTTGAAAGGCTACAGCCCAATTCTTCTTAAACCGCAACGTTTTCAAGGAATCTTTTAATGCGATATGCAATATTGTCTATAGCGATATTATTGAGTAGCTGCACTTCAGTGCAGCAAGTCATTGATAATAAAGAGATTTATTGTTCTCAGTTTTATAAGGGCGTTCGAGCGGTCGGTCGGGGAGCGTTATCTGCGACAACAGGTGTGGTTGTCCCAGATGTATGCGATACTATCGATGAAATTGTCGCGGAGGAAGACGCCGACGGCGTGGACAAAAGCGATAGCTGACCTCAAGTTACTTATACAACTGGTGATTTTGTTTAGATGAAGCTAGGTGGTTTACTTAAATCCTTAGCCCCCACCATTGCACAGGCGGCGGGCGGTCCAATGGCCGGTATGGCCGTCAAAATGGCGGCTAAGAAGATCGGCCTTCCTGAGACAGCTACCGCTAACGAGATCGAAGACCTTATTGAGCGTGAGCCCGATAAGGCACCCCTCTTAAAACAAGCCGACAAAGACTTTGAACAAAGCATCCGTGCTATGGAAATAGACCTGGAGTCTTTTAAAACCGAAGTTGGGGATAGAAAAGACGCTCGTGAAAAGTTTTCTACGGATTGGACGCCAAAGATATTTAGCATTTTGGCTTTAGCGTTATACGGAACCTACGTCCTGGCGGTAACCATAATGCCGCACGACCAAAACGACGAAACCATCATATCGCTAGTGCTAGGCCAATTATCGGGGATATTAGGTACAGCAGCCGCTTTTTTCTATGGCGGTTCTAATGGGAAAAAATAATGGATAATTTGATTGAGATGTTAAAACGCCATGAGGGCGTTAAAAGCAACGTATACCGTGATACGGGTGGTTTAGAGCATATTGGCTGTGGACGAAATATCGCTGAAAGCGGACCCGGACTGTCTGAAGACGAGATAAACTACCTTTTAAAAAATGATTTAGAGCGTTGTGCGGCGGAGCTTAGCTCTGAATATGTTTGGTTTAGAACTCTGGAAGGCGCTCGTAAAGACGCCATTATGAACATCTTTTTTAACCTTGGAGCTACTCGTTTCAGAGGTTTTAAAAACGCCATAGCTGCTATGGAGAACCAAGACTACGACACTGCTGCGGTAGAGTTCATGGATTCCAGGTGGGCCAAACAGGTTGGTGGTCGAGCTTTAGAGCTTACCGACATGATTAAGGCGGGTAGCTATGTTTGAGTATGCTGCTACCGTGGTCAAAATCGTAGATGGAGACACCGTTGATGTTCTGGTGGA